CGTTTTAAACCCTCTATTTGGCATTTATGTACCTTTGTCGCACGTTTGTTTAACTCTTTTAATATAGTCACGTTAAACGGCTGTTTATGCAGTCTATTTGTAAGAGTCTCTGTGCTTAACTTCCTTGCTAATTCACTTGTCATAACATAAATAGTATTGTAATCGTTATTACTATAATCGCTAGTATCATTTTCGCTAATTTCATATTAAAGACTTGTATAATATTTTGGTCTATCATCTGTAAAATACTTTTCTTTCATTTTTTTAACACGTTGCATTTGCTTTCTGTCCTTTTCGATAGTATTTATTACCCAGTAAATTGCACCACCTAACACTAATTCAATCATAATTTCTAGTTTTTAATTTGTTAATACCTTACAAATATAATACTTTTATTATAATATCATAACATTTTATAAAATAAAGTAAAAAAATAAACGCAACCCTTTTGAGATTGCGTCGAACGTACTATTCTATAGTATGTGTGGTTATATTTTTGGATAAGTTAGTCCGTTTATATCTTTGAAACTATCTCCTGTGTCTAGTTTACGTTTCAGACTTTGCCACGTGTGACCAAACGCTTTCTGAAAATGAGGTGCATCTTTGAATTTCCAATCACCACCCCATTCGTAACCTTTAGATTTAAAGTATTCTACTACTAACTTAAAGTAAGGAGAGCTAATATTCCAATCTATACTTTCAAAAGTTCCGTTATTATCTTTGTCTAATAGTATAGCAATATCAAATGCTAAGGAATAGTTATGTATCGATTGACCGCCTTTAGCGTTCGTTACTTTAGGTCTTTGATTGTATAGCTTGTTTTGTTCTTCTACACTTCGATAAACGTACGTAAAACGCAATCTAACACCCTTAGGTAACTTATTATTACATTCGATATAATAATTCTTTAACTCTTCTCTGATTTTAGGATGTGCAGTTGCTATCCTATCAATTGTTATCTTGTCCATCCTCAACTTTTTGCGCGTTATAAACTGCAACTGCTCCTAGTTTCAATGACAGCACCTCTAATGCTATCTTTATTACAGGTCTATTATCTACAGCACCGCTTTCTGCTACACTTAATGCAACTGCACCTAATACTGCAGCTACCTTTACACCTAGTTTATTTTTTCTTGGTGTTCTTGCTTTTAGTCTTTCAATTAAATTCATATCAATTATATTTTATTTGTGCAAATTTACCGTTAATAGATTCAAACGTATCCTGTAAGTCTTTAGGAAGTAAATCAATTCCAAATGCAAAGATGTTGTAAGATGCAAGTATTTTTTTAAAATGACTATCGTAATGTTCACATGAAAATATCGCTTCAACTCTATGCTGAAAACCCATCACAACTCCATGTCTAAATAGTTCAAATAATTCAATTACATAATCAACATCTTTTTTCTCAATACCTCTATCAATCCAATGGTTTTTTATTTCATTTACATATTTCGCGTGCATATTCCAAAGCGAAGAAAGTATTAACTGCTTTAATTCATCACTAGATAACTTACTAAAATCATTATCTAAAAACGATTGAAATTTATCATAACAAACATCGCACTTAAATCTCACAAAATCCGCAGACATTCTAGATTTAGTTTCGTCATATTTCCCATGAGAGAAAAATTTAAGAAACATTGCTTCTTGTTTTACACGTTGCAAAGTTGAAAATATATCATGACTCTTCAAAGACTTAATATCTTGTGTTTTCTCTTTACGTTTAATTAATGAAGTAAACCATGTCGATATAGGTTTATGAAAGTAATATAATACAACTACTAATACCACCAATATGAATATCATAATCGGTGATAACTTAGAATTTAATATACTACTTATTTCTTGCATTATAATAATAGATTTAAGCTCCAGTCTACACCTAATACTAATTCCAACGCTTGTTGGTGCGTATATGTATTAATTGCATTATTTAGTATGTTTTGAGGGATAGTTTTATCTTCTAGGAAGTCTAAAATGTAAATTGTTTTAGCGTTATTCAATCTAAAATTACCCTCAATGCCTAATCCATCACAAGTTTCTTTTAAGATTGTAATGTATGTATGTTGATTATATTCCATTTTTTATATTAATTATTAATAACCAAATCTAGTTTTAGTAGCATTAAAATTTTGAGTGATTTCAGTAGAATTTAACGCTCTGTTATACATCAATGTACTTCCTATTTTATTTTTACCAAATATAGAACCAAATGTAGTATATAGCATACCTAATAACATTTGATTAGTTCCAAATGATACATTCCCAACACCAATGGTTTGACTCATATCTAAAGATCCATTAACATATATACTCCATGTATTAGCAGATTTAGTAAACGTAATATTATACCAAGTGTTTACACTATATGTATTAGCAGATTCGTTTGCAATATATAATGCAGATGATTCCCTAGCATCAACTCTGATTTTTTGGGTAATTGGATTGTAATACATATTCCAACCATTGTCAGCTGTTGTATTAGAGTATCTTCCAGCAATAAAATTATTTGTAGCAAATGTGTCAAACTTCGCCCAAATAGAAACTGATATGTTTGTTAAATTAAAAGCAGAACTGCTCCCTAAATCAACATAATTATCAATTCCATCAAAAGTCATTAACCCACCATCTGTTGAGGACCAAATCAAGTCATTTAAAGCACCATTTCTATTAGCACCTGATAAATCATACCATGTTGTACCAGTCCCTGAATATGAAGTTGTATTACTCGCATCTAAATGCAATAGCAAACCGCTTGTTGCAATTGAATTTGCACCACGCATAGCAGTCGCCTTTAACGTTGGAACATGATTGTTTAGTATTCCGTAGCCATACATCATACTACCCTAGAATAAGATTAACCGAACCGCTCGTTAATTTTACACCGCTAAATAACACCCCAGCCCCCGTAATCAACGCACCACCTTTTACGGCAGTTGCAGGAGTAGTAATGTATGTACTTTTAACGTCCGATCCAGCAACTTTAATCGATGCAAAAACCGTATCTTCTAACACAAAAATCCCAGCAATTGTAGCAGTCACTTCCGTTGTATCATTCACTAATTTAGTTCCTTTCGTAGCAACTAATCTATCTAAATTTGGTAAGCTCATATCTATTTTATTATATTTATTTTTAAAAATGCTAAATCTAACACTCCATCTATATACCCACCTGAATTAGAAGAGTAAAAAGAAAGCTGCGTTGTACTATCTCTAATTACCCCATAAGAAATTCCTGCTGAAGATCCACCAGGAGTTATAAAAGCGAATGTTTTATTTAATGTAAACAATGCACTAGATGCTGTTAACGTATATTGTCCCACACTAGTACGTGCTAATGTAAATGTTTGAGATACTTCTGTTTCGTAGCTAAAATTCTTAGTCGGAGCAGATGTGCCAGATTGACTAATATTAAACATTATAGTTGTAAATGGTCTTATATTAGCACCTGTAACTGACCTAGTGTCGTATGTAGCTCCGTTGTAATCAGAGATAATCAACAAGTCATCATCTTGTAGTTGTGCTGCTTTCGGTGTTACCTCGCTTATCTTTTTGTCTGCCATCTTTTTCTATCTTCTTAAGATATAACTCCAATTTAATAATATTGTTTTGTTTAGGTTTGTATACCTCTTTCTTCATATATACCAATTTGATAAATAATTGCCATGTTGCGGAAACACGTCACCACTTCCGTTTGTTAAATATTCGTTAAATAATGATTGATTTACAACCATGTAATCTAAGAATCTTTGCGCGTAATTTTCAGCAATACGTTTCTCTTTCTCAATTAAATAATCTACTTCTTCCTTACTTACAATTTCAGCATTCTCAGAGCTATGTTTATATAGCCCTTTATTAGAAATTGAATAAGCTGCGAATGGTAAATACTCAACCATCGTAAAGTGTATCAACATCGGTTTTAAATACGTATTTACCAACGTAGCGTAGTTACCACTCAATGTACTTGCTGTAATATCTGACTTAATCTTAGTCAATAAATCAGTCCCCACGTATTGCAACAGCCAAATGTCTTGAGCTATCTTTATAAATGGTATTACCTTATCCGTATCAACATTACCATTTAATGCTGTGTACGCTTGCAAATCTGCTTTCCCTATTAATAATGCTTCTGCCATAATTATTTAACGTCTGATGGTAAATTTGTATTGCTAGGACTAAAACCTTTTAAAGGTAAGTTGTTAGGATATACAGAAACTTCATAAGGATTGGTGACTTTATACCCTCTTATTTCAGCTGCTCTAGTACCTATTTGCTCAAATGTATCTTTATCATTTAACATAAAAGTTTGTCTAGACCATTTATGGTGGCATCGCGGTCCGCCATGGAATCTAAAAATATCGTATGTATCTGCACCGAATTCTCCAAAACCTTTATTAACTACACTTTTACTCATTCTATCTATATCTTCTTTACGATATACCTTTTTAGAATTCATCATTACTCGACAAAAATCTCTTTGCGGATTAGGATTACCTGTATATTTATAACGTACCTTAAACATAGCACCTTTAACTATCTTATCTTGTGCAGAAATTGCTGTAGGTCTTGCTACACCACTAGATACAAAATTCAATATTTTATCAATTAAAGATAGTTTAGTAGTAGATAGATTACTTTCTAATTCTTGTAAATGATTATTTAAAATATCTTCATTGTCGTGGTCTACTTCTCTTTCGTCTATTAATACATAGTTATCATCTAAAACCTCACCGAATTCATCTAGTAAAATTTCAAGTTCTGACTTTTCAGCACTCATTTCAACGCCTGTTTCTTCTTTTACTTGTTCAGTAGATTGTGCGTTTGATAAGTCTACAAATTCTAAAGGCTGTAAAGTCTTAAAGAATAACTTTAATGACACACCATTAAATGCTAAGATACTATCTAACGCTTCTAATAATATTTCTTGTTTTGGTCTTATTACCATGTTATCAAACAGTATTACACTATTCTTTAATTCATCTGCATTTGCACTAAATCCTGTAGTTGTAGCAATACCAAATATAAGTGGTGACGTTACGCAATGTCCTGTTAAAATCTTACTTCTACACTCGTCTGACAAGTATTGATAATGTTCAGGTGCATCGTTTAATGGTACGCTATCAATTGTAGTTTTCTTAGCTTCATCTTCATTAAATGATACTACTACTTTCTTACCTGTTGATCCTGTTAATTTATTTATTGTAGCTCTTGCAATCTCATCTTTTTGCTCGTCAGTAGGTGTTCCGTTATTAAAGTTTACAATAGTAGTAGGACTGAATCCATTTGTTACTTCATTAATAAGATACTCACTAATTTTTTCTTCTAATACAGTATATTCTAAAGCACCTTGGTAGTCAACACGACTGAAATACTTTGTACCTACTGAATAAGGCTGTATCATTAATATCTCAATCTCACTTTTACCCTCTCCAAACGCGTCGAATCTTTTAGGTACAAACTTTTTAGGATCTTCCCAATTGTCAGAATAGTAATATCCTACAATATTTCCGTCCTCATCACACTTCTCAGGTCTTAATAACTGTACAGGGATATGATATACCTTAACAACATTCTTATGTCCTTTATCGTAATGTACTTGGAATGCACCCTGACCTAATAAATACAAGTCTTGTATAACTCTCCGCAAGTCATTTGCTGTAAATAAAGTTAACATTTGAGCGTAGTCATTTGGCTTTTTAGATGCATCTAAGGCACTCAATCCTTTACCGTAGATTAATCTACTAATATTATTCACAACCGCACTATGTGTAGCACTATTCGAATATCTATCGATTAAGAATTGAAAGTAATTATTATCTTCTCCATAGTTTACCCATTCATTACGCTTATCTTCCGTAACTATTGGCGATGTATATGCAGATAATTCTATAACGTGGTTACTAGTCATTTAATATAAATTGGTTTGTTGTTGTATTTTCTGTATATCTTCCATCATTTACGCTGTAGTCTCTTACATCTTCAAACCCTAATGAAGTAGTAATTTGAGCAGTGCAAAAGATTTTACCCTTCCAAGTGTATTTATCGATAGTATTGTAAAAAAGTACAGCCTTATATGTATGTCCTTCCTTTAATGATGGGTCGATAGTAATAGTAATAGTATCATAATAATCTCCCACCGTAGTATTTAATATTTGCTGTGTTATAACGTTCTGAGTAGTTGTTTGAGCGCAACTTGTTAAACTATTATCATAGCCAGTATAAGCACTTCTCCCCGATGTAGTTAATCCAGACCATGTACCACTATTAGCGACTTCAGTTATATTTGATAAATCATTAAATTTTGTTTCTAATAAATCTTGAGACAGCCATATTTGATTACCTATTTTAGTTGTCTTATATATCTTTCCATCGTTACCAATATATGATTGTAATACAGTTGGATTGTCAACTGAATTAGTCCCATCAGTTAACAGCAATTCACTAGTTGTTGCATTTCTAACTAATCTAATAGAAAAACCAAATTTATAGTCTGAGCTAGTAGTAAGCATATTTCCATGAATTTGACGTGTAGAAACAAAAAACGCATTTGGATCAAAGTTTATCGTAGAAGTCCAATAGCTTGCTTGATAACCTAAATAATCAAACACACCAGTTGTTGCGCGTCTATATCCTGAAGGCATACTATCAAAATTATATAAATTAGTTGCATTAGTATTTGGTGCATACCAACAACCATTTAAACC